GACCCGAAAACCTTGCCCCGGGAGAGCGCTTGGCGCCACGCGATCGTGCCATGTCAGCCGGACAGGGCATTTGCAGGCCAGAACCGGCCGGCCCTTTCAAAAAATCGCCATCTTGGGTACAGCCGAGCACGCATCTGGAATCTCGCCATTGCCGCGGGTAAGGTGGCGGCTCGCGTTCATCGACCGGGGGCCCCAAATGGCCCAGACGGCGAGCGCGGACGGAACGGATGGAAAGACGAGTCGCTTCAAAGAGCTGCGGGCGTAGTTCAGTGGTAGAACGACAGCTTCCCAAGCTGTATGTCGCGGGTTCGATTCCCGCCGCCCGCTCCAATACTTAGCCGATTTTTCGATGAGGGTTTTGCGGGCGGTTTTGCAAGTTATGTTCCCTTTCTGGCCTCGTTCAGCTGTCGGATCGCCGCCTTGGTTGCCGCGTTGCGGGCCACATACCGGCGGATGATCCGGTCAACCTGATCTTCGCCCCAAGCAAGTAATTCGGCGATCACGCGGATCGACAGTCCCGCGACATAGAACTTCGTAGCGGCCGTTCCTCTTAGGTCATGGAAATGAAGATCTCGATCTTGCATGCCGGCGCCGATCTTGGCCCGATTGAAGGCGGTTCCGAAGCCGTTGCGTTTCCAAGGCCGCTGCCGCTGATTGGTTAGAATCGTCGGGGAGCGCTTGGGAATGCTCGCCAGCACGTCGCGTAGAGAATCGTACAGTGAAATGATCGCCTCCCGACGCCCGCGGCTCTTGCCGGTGGCAAAGGTGATCGCGTCCTCTTCCACATGCGACCATGACAAGCGCAGCACGTCGCTGAGGCGCAAGCCAGTGTGGCCGGCGAGATCGACGGCATGTGCGACTTCAGCAGGGCATGTCTTTTTGAGCGCGGCGATATCGGAATCCGTCCAAATGATCTCCGAACGGTCGCCGCTATAAAGCTGCTTGATCCCCTCGCATGGGTTACTGGCCAGCTTGCCGAGAGGATCGACCGCGTGGGCAAGCACGCGGGACAGAACCTGCATTCCATAGTCGGCCGTCCGCGGCGTGTCGGCCCATTTGTTGCGCCAATGCCGGATGGTCTTTCTGATCTTCTCTGGCCGGTCAAATTGCGCAATTCGAAGCTCGCCGAAATAGTCCGCGATGCGGTCGAGCCAGGGCGACCAGTTCTTACGCGTCGTCTCTGCAAGGCCTTTGTATTCCTTGCTCGCCCGATAAAGCACGACGAGAGATTTGAACCGGCCAGGCTCGGGCGTCCACCGGTTCTCAATGGCTTCATTGTAGCTCGCCACAAATTCCGGCGATCCGGGCTCCCCACGCAGCCGCGGGCCACCGCGCCAGGCGTACCAATAGGTGCGCCCCTTCGCGGTGGCGCTGGCGATGCCTTTGAGTTCAACCTTGACCATGTCGCGCCTCGAATTCAGCGAGCTCCGCATCCAATTCGCTCTTGGCCTCGGCAGCGGGCTTGCCGGTTACTATCACGATCTTGCCGTCCCTTTCCACTTCGATGCGCGCAACATCCACACCAGCGGCGACAACGGCCTTCACTGCTTTTGTGAGGTCGCCCTGCTTGAACGTGCAAGGACCGCGGGGCATCAGGCGACTCCGCGGCGGCGCGTCGCGCCTTTGTCAGCAGCCCTCAACAGATCGGCAGCGAGCCAGGCTTCAATCGTGCGCCGGCCGATCCGCAGCTGGCTTACCTCTCCTATTGTGCGATCGGTCGGGGTCATGGCGTCAAGCCCTGATCATCGCCGCGGTCATTATGCGCCGGTCGGCCCAGCAAAGTCCTGGCACCCGCATTGTGAATGATGGCGCGAGCGGACTGAACGACCGAAATGCACGCAGGACCACGCCACGACGCCATCGTGCCGCAATTTGGATCAAGCGAGGTGCGGGAAGCCGTGATAACACAAGCGCTTGACGGAGATCGCGATGTGCGTCCTGAACGAACGCCTCGCGCTTTGTAGTTGATGCCGCTTTGCTTTCAGCCGCAGCGACCGGGGCGCGCCTCTCGTCTTTTATCCTGCCACACGGCGATCGGTCGGGTCGGTCCGCTTCCCTGCGTCGTCGAACGCCCGCTTCGTTTGTCAGACCCCTGCAATCAACGCGCGCGCCGACGATCTGCGGAAGCGCGCTCAATGCGTGATCGAACTGTTGTAAGTTGGCGAATCCAAGCCGCCGGCGGCGCGCTTGATAGCGGGCGGACCGAGCCATCATGATCCACACTCGCTCGGTTGGTCAGCCGTCAGTAGGTCCAGCGCACACCCTAACGGCCCAGTCGCACTGCCATTGCGATTGCGGGTTAAGGCCCTCCGGATCGTTTCGAGTTGTGCGCCGGACTGCAGGGCGATGCTGGCGACGATCGCGGCATCTTTGGCGGCCGTGTCAGTGTCCGTGCCGCATTTCGCGCCGTTCAGGAACACCTCGGCAAGCCGTCCGTCATCGAAGCGCCCGATGCCGGCCGTGTAGCGGATGCCGACATGCTCGAAGGCGAAAGTCTCGTGCTGCCGGCGATTCGAAAGGCGCTCGCGGGTCATCGGCGCCCTCAGTCAAAGCCGTTCGCCACGACGCACAGACAATGATGGCGCAGCTGTCGTGAAGCACCACCGGTCCGGTCTTGTCGCTGGCGGCGAGCAAAACACTCCGCTCCGCGAGCACGTCCTCGCGCATGCGCTTGAGCAGCTCGACGGTTTGGCCTCGTGGGGCGGCCCCACCATCTTCGCGGGTGAACTCATGCCGCGGCCTCGGCCGGCTGGCGCATCGGTGTGCCCCGCAATCGGCGTTCAATGCGGCGGACGATCTCGTAAGCTTCGGAATCGTCCGGGTCGGTTGCCTCGCGATGCAACGCATTCGCTGCGATCTCATCGATAACAGCGCCGATCTGCGCGCGGATGGCGTCAAGATTTGGCACAGACAGCTCCATATTGTGGTGTGAAGATTCCGGTCTGCGGATCGACGTTGAAATGGCAAAAGCCGAGCGCGCCGGCACCGATCTCGCGCACCTTGGCGCTGATCACGCGCGTACTGTTCTTCTCGGCATCGCGCACCACAATTAGGCCGTTGTCGCACTTGTTGTACCAGTTCATCGATCCTTCGATGTCAGCAAGTCCCGGCGTGCGGCCGCCGCCCTCGTTCACGGCCTTGGTCGGATGCGCCACCATGATCACTACGACATTGAATTTTCGGCAGAACTGCTTCAGCAGCATCAGGCAGTAGCCGATGTAGTCCGAAAGCAACATCTCCCGCGGCTTGGCGCGTTCGAGCTCGTTCCAGGGGTCGATCATCACGATATCGGCGCCGTCGATCTCGACCGCCTTTTCTGCCATCTCCATGACCCATTCGATGGTCTTTGGCCGGTCGTCATAGTTGTCGGGGACCGCCGATTGGACGAAGCACTGACGGTCCGCAAACACGGGAAAGCTCGCCTCGTCGTTCCAGATCTTGCGGAGCTTTTCACGCAAGTGCTGCTCGTTTTCGGGAACGTAGAGGAACGATCGGATGTCTTTTTTACGCGCGACGTTGACCAGAATGTTCTGCACGAAGGTTGATTTTCCATGTCCGGCGACACCAGTGACGACCACAAACTGCCCGCGGTAGAGCTTGAAAATCTGGTCGAGTTCCCACCACTCGGTCGAGATGCAATGCCCTTCGATAGATGGTCGCTGCGGGAGGTCGGCAAGCGAAAAATAGCCCACTTGGTTGTGGCGCCCGCGGTGCTTCCCGATCTGAAAAACCTCAGCTTCGCTCGTGATCCCCTCCATTCCGTTCCACTTGTGCGGCTGAGCTTTGTTGAGCTCGATGCGTTCAAGCGCTTCGCGATTCTTCTTGGCGAGCGCTTGGGAAACCGCGATGAACCAATTGCTTTGCTGTGTCGCCCACGGCGCAAGGCCGATCAATTCGGCACAGAGGTCGAGGTGGCTGAATGCGAGCGTCCACTGGTCGAAATCCTTCTTTCGAAGCCGGATGACCCCAGCCTCGAAGGCGTAAGGGACTTTCGACGCCAACCCCGCGTCAGCGGGATAATCTTTCTTTTGTGATTGTGATTGTGGTTGTGTGCGCAATTGCTCTGCAATTGCTCTGCCCTTGCTGTGCTTTTGCTGCGCATTTGCAGAACGCTTGCGAGATATTTCAATGGCTTGCGCCAATTCCTCGTCGATACGTTCGTGACGCCAGTCATCTCCAAACAACGACCTCAGAACGTCGCGGGATCGCGACCATTGACGGGCGGTCATGCGGGTGATTCGCATGATTGATGCCTCGTCGGCCGGCAGGCGGCCCTTGACCCAGTAGTGCATGATCAGCAGGAGGTACGCGCCGTGCTCGGCGGCGTTCAGATGCGCTGTATCGGCCAAGTAGTCCGCGACGTAGAGCGGCATCCACGGACGATTCATGCAACTCTCCCCCTTTCGAATCAATGTCTCTGCGGAGCAGCCCCGATCAACACGTGGCGCGGCATCTCGGTCCAGGCTCAAATTTTCCGTACCGTGCCGATTTTTGAGCACCGCGCCGCGGGCCAGAGAGGGGGCTGGCAACCGTATGATGTTGTTTATATTTGTGACCTGCGGCCACGCATCGACAGGGACTTGCGACACACTTGCGACAGGACTTGCGACACACTTACGACAGGGTCTTGCGACACTTCCTGTTGATAGCTGCTCACCGGCGTAGCTAGACCCAGCGAAATCGTTTAGCGCTTCTGTGTAGGTCAACTCCATGGCGGTCACGGACGGCGCATTCGCGGTAACGGTTATGCTGACACGTGCAGAATATCTCGCTGGATCATTGTCACTGCTGAAGCCATGGGTGGCGGAAGGAATCAGCCGACGGACATGGGAGCGGCGACGCGCTCAGGCGATCGCAAGTGCGCCCGCCGCAAGTGAAGTCGCAAGTACACCGGTCAAAAAAGCGCACACGGATCCGCCTTACAATGTACGGCGTCCGGAGCGCACGGCCACGCGGCCAGCCGCTGGGTCGGTGCCGGCACACAAAAGGGCAGCGCAAAAACAAGCCGAAGATATACTACTCTCTCGCATTCACGCTTACTGGGATGCGGAAGCTATGAAGCATAGCGATCCGCAAGCGCTGTCCAACGCACTCCGCGCCATCACACTACCGGAAGCCCTTAGACACAAGGATCGACGGGAGTTGGGCAAGGTCTACCAACGGGCGAGGGCGCGCTTGCCAAACGGATATGACCGATGGGTCGGTTGGATCGAAGAATGGGACAACTCTTACGACCGCCGAAAGGCCCGCGACCTCGCTGACCGCCTCGTGACGGCGGCCGGCGTCTCACGGTTCCACAGTCTCACCAAACTCTTTGATCATTTGAAGCAGCAATTTTCTTTGACCGGGAGGAAAAAAGTTGCGCGGCTCGAACGCG